AACAACTGCTCACTTTACTGAATATGGTACAGTATTTGATAACGCTGCATTAGGAACATTCGATGCTACAATTTCAGGTGGTAATTTATTATTACAAATAACACCAGGAAGTAATGCATCTTTAACAACAAAGGTAGTTTCAACGGCAATACCTGTATAAATAGAATAATAAAACGATGGAGAGTGAAATCGTAACATGGCAACACAACACAATTTTAGAATAAAAAACGGTTTAGAAGTAGCAGGTACAGTGCGTATTACTTCAGCTGGTCTTATTACTGGAACCACAACAACTCAAGCAGCTGCAGACAATACAACCAAATTAGCTTCAACAGCTTATGTAACTACTGCACTCGCAAATTTATCTGATTCAGCGCCTTCTACATTAAATACTTTAAACGAATTAGCTGCAGCTCTTGGTGATGATGCTAATTTTTCTACAACAGTTACAAATAGTATAGCAGCAAAACTACCACTGGCCGGTGGAACATTAACTGGAGATGTAGACATAGATGCAACTGATGATTTAAGACTTAGATTCTTAAGAGGCAGTACATTCAAAGGGGGAATACAAGTACCAACTTCTACAGGTGATATGATTTCCGGATCAGCAGTAGATGATTTAGCTATAAGATCACAAGCTAATATGCTTTTCTCTAGTGGTGGAAATACGGAAAGAATGCGTATCGATTCATCAGGCAATGTTGGAATTGGAAACTCATCAGCTCAAACCAAACTTTTTGTTGGTAGTGGTTCAGGTACAGAGGGAATAACTATTTATTCAGGAACAACTGGAGAAGGTCAATTAAGATTTGCGGATGGAACATCAGGCTCTTCATTATATCAAGGACGAATTGAATATAATCATTCTACAAATAAATTATTTTTAGGTGCAGGTGGAACAACCCCTGTAGCAATTGATTCTTCAGGCAATGTTGGTATTGGAACAAGTTCACCAGATAGACAGTTAGAATTAGAAGGACAAGGCGTACTAAGATTAAACGCCACTGGAAGTAATACTGATCCTGGAATAGATTTTAATACTTCAAGCGCAAACGATATGCAAATTAGATATCGTGGTGGAACAGATAAATTAGCAATATACTCTTATGGTACTTCTAGTGATGTGCTTACTATACAAAAATCAGACGGCAACATTGGTATAGGCACTGATAGTCCAAGCACTTCTTTGCATGTGTCAATGGGTTCTAATGGTTCAGGTCTTATTGATGTAGCAAGATTTGAAAATGAAGGGACTACTGTAAATGATGGTGCAAGAATACAACTAACTGCAGGTGCTTCAACTTCAGGTGCCGGTATAGGTTGTTTAGGTGATGCTTTAAATTCTGCTCATTTAGTATTACATGCTGGTGGTAATACAGAAAGAATGCGTATTGATAGTGCTGGAACAATGTTTGTGGGTACTACAAGTCCAACATTACATTCAGCAGTTAGAGGTATAGTATTTGAAAATGGATCAATAATAAATGATGTCACTAGAGGTGCTGGTAAATCTATGACATTAGCACAAAATGCTGCTGTAGATTCAGGTAATACCTGGGCATATTTAGCTACTGATGAAGCTAGTTATTATCAACAGTTCGGTGGTAAGCATTATTTTGCTACTGCTCCGTCTGGAAGTGCTGGTGCAGATATAACTTTTAATAATAAAATGATTATTGATAATGACTCAGTAGTTATAAATGAAGATGGTGCATCAAATGTTGACTTTAGAGTTGAATCGGATAATGAGGCTCATAATTTCTTTTGTGATGCAAGTAGCGAAATAATACATTTTGGAGAAGGAACTAATAGTGATGTACAATCAGTAATACCTGCAGGAACATTAGCAGGTAGAAGGCATGGATATCACGGAGGTAATAGAGCTCATGCTGGACAAACATTTAAATACTGTGAAGGAACGAGTTGGACAGACGCAATTAAAATAGATTGGAACAATGCATCATGGGGTGGTGTTTGCATGAGAATTACTGGAATGTATTATTATAATGCAAGTAATAACTTTAGTATTGTAATAGGATTTCAAGGCCATTCAGCCTATGGTAGTGTATCATATGATGCAACTTCAAGTGGTGCACTAAATTGGACCAATGCTCTTCAACTTACACAACCAGCCACTGGAGAAACAGTGATAAGACAAAGAGCTGGAGATGCTAGTGGTGATGTAATTTTTAGATACGAGTGGCAAAATTATAACAGGTCTGACCAAATAATATTAATCATAGAACAGTAAAGGAAATTATGGATATTTTAAATATATTATTAGAAAAAGAAGGAACAGGTTTAACTGCAGAAGAGACTGCAGCAGCTACAGAATATGGCTTAGCTCAAATAAGAAAAAGACGAGATTATTTATTAGGATTAACAGATAAATATACTTCATCTGATTTTCCAATGACAGATAGCCAAAAATCAGCAATGATAACTTATAGGCAAGCTTTAAGAGACATAACAGAAGAAACAATTCCAGTAGTAGATTGGAAAAATGGTATAGTAAGTAACGTGACTTGGCCAACACATGAATTCGTATCAGATTTTGATTTTAAAAGCGCTGGTATAAATCATTTGGCTTTAGGACAAACAACTTAGGATAAGAAATGGCATTAACAAAAGTAAAAGGACATATAATAGCTGATGATTTAGCACTTGGTGGTAATCCGACAACGAGTACTCAATCTGCTTCAGATAATAGTACAAAAATAGCTACTACAGCTTATGTCACAACGGCCGTTTCTAATTTAGTAGACGGTGCACCAAGTACATTAAATACTCTTAATGAAATTGCTGCTGCATTAAATGACGATGCTGCTTTAAATACTACTCTTACAAATAGTATTGCAACTAAACTACCATTAGCTGGTGGGACAATGACTGGCTCAATAATATCTAATTCAAATATAAAAACTACAGGTCGTATTGAAATAGCCTCTGCACAACCTAGAATACTTTTAGATAGAGCAGATGGATCATATTCTTGGAACATTTACAATGGGGACGGCACAGGCAACTTCCCTACTTCTACTTTTAATATAGCTAACAATGCTGGAACTGCAGTTATTACCGCTCTGGATAATGGCAATGTTGGAATTGGAACGAGTAGTCCAACAGCAGATTTAAGTGTGGGTTCAACAAGCACATCTTCAGGTGATGTACACTTAAGAACAACAAAAACTGCTTTTAGCATTACACCAAGTAATACGGATGCAGGCGGCATATTATTTGATTTAGGTTGGGTAAGTGGTGGTCAAGGACCAATGAAATTTGGCATAAATGGTTCTGAAAAAATGACTATTGATTCTTCAGGTGATGTGCTTATAGGACAAACATCTCAAACTGGATATGCTTTTGCACAAAAATTAGTAGTAGGTGATGGCGATAATAATGATGGTATTACTATTCAATCAGGGTCAACGCATCAAGGAAATTTAGCTTTCAATCATTCAGATGGTACGACTGCTCATGGAAGAATAAGTTATCAGCATAATTCTAACTATATGCAGTTTTTTACTAATAATAATGAACGCATGAGAATAGATTCTTCAGGCAACGTTGGTATCAATGCCACTGCTCCTTCAGAAAAACTAGAAGTTGACGGTGGAATAAAAATATCAAACTCCAATAGTCGTTTATACTTTGGAGCAGAAGGCGGAACAAGTTATAGAGCTTTAGAAGGAAATACAAGCGGTTCTTTATTACAGGTCGGAGAAGGTTACTCTAATATTGCTTTACAAGGCAACGTTGGAATTGGAACGAGTAGTCCTAACTTCACACTAGGAATTCATAAAGCATCTGCTGGTTCAAACTATATGCAAATCACTAATAGTGATACAGGTAGTGGTAGTGGTGATGGTTTTCTTATTGGTGTAGCTAGTGACGAAGCTGCAACTATTTGGAATTATGAAAACACATCAATGAATTTTGGTACGAATGGTACAGAACGCATGAGGATTCATGCAAATGGAAAAGTAGGTTTTTCAGCAAATGGCATGGGAAATGTTAGCTCAATTCCTAGAGATTTCGCTTTCTTTACTGAAGGTTCTACTAACGGTGTAGAAATTCGCAGTAATGATCAAAGATTGATGATGTTAGGTGCTGGCGGCAGTGGTGGTACAGCTTCTGATGACGGTTATCTAACTATGAGTTCTCAAGGAACTGCTAAGCTTTGGCTAAGTGCTAATGGGGCTTCAGTATTTAATGGTGGTGCCGTAGGTATAAACAGAACCCCTTCAATATCAGGTGCTAAATTAGAA